GTATGCTTTGAGGACAACCGAATCCATGCCCTAAGTGGCTTTGTAAGGCTCTTGCCGTGTCCTAGTGACCTTGCCCTATACAGTGCTTACTTGGGCATTGTCTAGGAGACAAGATGGCTACTTACAAAGTATTAAATGGAATTGATTATCCGCCCAACAAGAGGGCTGAAATTGGCGATGTTGTTTCTGATATTCCTTCAAGTTCTATCAAGTGGTTGCTTGAGCAGGGGATCATTGAAGTAGTTGAATCAGGTAGCAAGAAGAAATCAGCACCTGTTGAAGAAGAAGCAGGAGAAGAAGTCTAATGGCTTTTATTCATGGTAAAGGCACAGTGTTCTTGATGAACGCTTACAACCTCTCTTCATACCTAAACAATGCTTCGGTTTCGGCAAGCGTTGAAACTGCCGATGTAACTGCATTTGGTGCTTCCTCAAAGTCATACATTGTAGGTCTTCAAGACGCTACTGTATCTGCCTCTGGTATGTATGACGGTGCTACTGGTGCTATTGATGACGCTTTAACCGCAGGTATGGCTGGCTCTAACATTTTGTCAGTGTTTCCTGATGGTACTGCTGTCGGTAAATTTTGCCGTTTGGCAAGTGCTCACTTGACTTCATTTGATATCACTGCACCCGTTGGCGATGTAGTTGCCACAAGCGCCGAATATCAGGTTACTGGTGGCGTTGAACGAGGCGTTAGTCTTCAACTAATCACCACTGCAATTTCTGCTACTGGCAACGGAACAAGCGTTGACAATACCACTTCTTCAACTTCAACTGCTGGTGCTCTTGCTGTTGGTCATGTTCATGTTACGGCTAACACCCGTTCTGCTACTTTTGTTGTCAAGATTCAACACTCAACCGACAACACAACTTTTGCCGACTTGATTACTTTCACCACTGTCGGCATCGCTTCTACCACTTCACAGCGCAGTGAGGTGGCAGCGGGTACGACTATCAACCGATATATTCGTTCCCAATACACATTAAGCGCAGGAACTGGCTCGGCAACAATTGGTGTTGCTTTTGCCCGATAAATAGGAGACCATTATGGCTTTTGTACATGGAAAATCAGCAGACTTCCGCCTAGATAACGCAGGTGGTACTCTCACGGACATTTCGTCTTATCTAGACAATGTGTCATTCCCACAACCGATTGAAACGGCAGAGACAACCACTTTTGGTTCGTCAAGTAAGTCGTACATTGTGGGTCTTAAGGATTCAAGCATCTCGTTGTCAGGTAAGTGGGATTCCACTGTTGACGCACATATTGCGGCAGTCCTTGGTCAAGCAGCAAGCCTCTCATTTCAGTACGGTCCTGCTGGCACAACTGTCAGCAACATCAAATACACTGGCGAGTGCTATGCGACCTCTTACGATGTCAGCGCACCAGTCGGTGATGTGGTAACCTTCAGTCTTGAGTTACAAGTCACGGGTGCAGTTACCCGCGGCACATACTGATTAAAACAACCAAATAGAAAAGAGAGTGTCCCATGTCCCTTCGTGACCGAATCTTTGCCGCTGATGATATTGGCAAAGAAATCATTTCAGTTCCTCAGTGGAATCTTGATGTTGAAGTACGCACAATGTCTGCCGTTAAGCGCAGTCAAATGCTCGCTAAAGCAACACTTCCCGATGGTGGTATTGATCTAGACAAACTGTACCCAATGCTGATTATTGCTACTGTTTTTGACCCTGAGACTGGCGCTTCCGTATTTGACATGGAAGACATGGCAATGCTTCAGGAAAAATCAGCAGCAGCAATTGAGTTTCTTGCACAGAAGGCAATGAAAATGTCTGGCATGGTTACTAACGCTGTTGACGACGAGGGAAAAGGCAACTAGAAGACCCACAGTACCGATACTACTTTCACCTTGCTGAAAGGCTCGGCAGAACCGTTGAAGAATTGCTTTTCGGTTCTGCCAGTCACAAACCTTTAAGTTCAGATGAGTTTATAGGTTGGCTTTCACATGACAAGTTAACGGCTTGGGAACACGAGCAGGCAAGAAGAAGGAAGTAGGAAGAAAATGGCATCATTAGAAGTTGGCTCAATTTCAGCAACACTTGGTGCGAATGTTTCCCAATTCCTTTCGGGTATGCGTCAAGCGCAAACCTCATTCAACGGCGTTGTAGGTAGTGTTCAAAATGGTTCTAAAGCCATTGCTACCAGTAGTCAGCAGGCTACTGCCTCACTAGACACTATTGCAGTTGGCGTTAAGAAACTTCAATCAACTGTCGCTAGAAGCATGGCTGCTATTGGCGCTACGATGATTCTCCCATCTATTTTCAATGCCGCTAGAACTGCAATCGTTGACTTTAACCAACAGTTAGATCAATCACGCATTGCTTTTACTCACTTTGCAGGTAGTGCAGAAAACGCAGAAAAACTTCTAGGAAAATTGCAGGACTTTGCCGCTCGTACTCCATTCAACTTCAAGGACTTGCTAGGAACTACCCAGCAAATGATGGCAATGGGTGTTGAGGCAAAAGATTTGCTACCACGCTTGACCGCTATCGGTGACGCTGCCGCAGGTCTTGGTGGATCACCAGAGATATTGCAAAGAATTCAACGGGCATTGGGTCAAATTCAGGCTAAAGGTCGTGTTCAGTCTGAAGAGTTAATGCAGTTGGCAGAAGTAGGCGTTCCTGCTTACCAATACATGGCAGATGTTATTGGAGGAACGATTCCGCAGGCTTTGAACATGATGAAGAAGGGTGAGATTGACGCTGCTACTGCCGTTACAGGAATATTAGATGGTCTTGCTAAAGACTTCGGCGGAATGATGGATGCTCAAAGTAAGACAATGATGGGGGCATTGTCAACGGTTCAAGACTTCGTTCAAATGACAGTTGCCGAAATTGGTAGACCTATTTTTGATGCTCTTCGTGAAACAATGTTAAAAGTTGCAGACTTCTTGTCTTCTAAAGAGATGCAGGAAGGTGCAGCCAATCTTGCTAAGAACATTTCAAATGGAATGAAACAAGCAGGTGAGGTAATTGGCAAGTTCCTTAAGGTTGTCGGACCAACACTTGAAAGCCTTGTTGGGAATATGTACGACCTCGCCCGTGCTATTGGCAACGGAATAGGTGCTTCAAAGCCTTTCCTCCTTGCAGTTGCTGGTGCATTTATGGCTGTAGTCGGCGCTGTCAAAATAGTTAGCATAGCGTTGTCTCCGATATTGAAACTGTTTGCAGAAAATAAAACGCTTGCTCAGGCTCTTGTGGTTGTCTTAGGCGTTCTAGCAATTAAACAAAAATTCTTTGGCACTACCACAGAAGGCGTAGCAAAAGCAGGCACTGCTCTTATGACTAGCCTAAGAGGTGTTGTTTCAGGTATCAGAGACACTATCGCTTATCAGCAAAAATTAGCCAATGGATACGGTGCTAATTTGACTGCTATGCAGGCTCTCCGTATGGGTACTGTTGCTGGCTTCAAGGCTATGGGTGCTGCTGTCAAATCTTTCGCAGCGTCATTACTACCATTACTCGCATTAATAGTTGCTATTGAATTAGTTATGAAGGCGTTTGAGGCATATGGTGCTAAACAGCGTGTTACTGATGAACGCACTAAAGAACTAACACAATCAATCAAAGACCAAACAATTGCTCTACTTGAAAACAAAGAAGCATTAACAGCAGGCGCTGACGGTTCTGACATTCTTTCTGAAGCATTGTTTAAGTCTGGTGAAGAGTCAGATAAACTTGTTCGTGCATTTGGTGCGCTAGGTAAAACAGCGTCAATGGAAGAAATTAAGTCTGCGGCACAAAACTTTGAAGAGTACGCTAAGAAAACGCTTATTGCTAAGGGTGCTACTGAAGCACAAGCCATAGCAATGGCAAATTACATTAACTCAACAGACGACAATAACTTTAAGAATCTTGAAAATTCTGTTTTCAATTGGAATGGCTCTTTAAGAACTGTTGCTGAATCGCTTGAAATTGTTCAAGATAACCTTGAAAATATTGACTTTGCAAAGATGGCGGAAGAGCAAGGGCAAGCGCTGGTTGGTTCAGGCAAGTTGACTGCGGCTCAACTTCTTCAAGCGCAGGCTATGACTGAAGCCATGCCCGGTTACAAAGAAATGAGTGATGATATTAAGGGCATTGCTTTGAACCAAAACATTTTGAAAGTAGCAACAGACGCTGCTCGCGGTGCTATAGAAGCAGAAGCACTTGCTGGTGCTCAATTGGAATATGTTCAGTCTCGTATTGCCGCTGAAACTGAAGGTGCAAATGTTCCGTTAACTGACGCTGTATCAATTCTTCATTCTATGTACGACACTACAAAGGGAGCCGCCGCTTCACTTGAAGACTTTACGGCAGCAATGAATGGTGCTTCCAATGGTCTCATTCAATGGAATAGGTTCTTAAGTGGTTTCAATAAAAAAATGGAAGATATGTTTGATACCATTGTTTTTGGCGAAAAGTCATTTCAAAATCTCCAACTTGCTTCTTATGACTTAAGCGATGGCATTGCAGAAATGATATATAACGCTGATGCTCTTGGAATGTCACAATCAGATGTTACTTCAAGAACTATGCAAATGGTTAGTGAATTTAAGGGAGCAGCGGCTCAGGCTGGCTACACAACAGAACAAATTAACGGTCTTGTTGCGAGTTTAGGTATTCTTGACAATCTTGCGCCTGAAATTCAAATTGCTTTGAAATTGAACATAGAGCAAATACAAGCACAAATTAAAGTTATTAAAGATGCTATTGCCTCTTATACGGGTGGCAATGTTCAGTATGTTAAAAAAATGCTAGATGAAATGCGCCCGCTACAAAAAATGTTAGATGCTCTAAACGCTGTCAAGCCAAGAACTGAAAAAAGTAGTGGTGGTGGCTCTAAATCTGACGATCCTTTTGCTTGGGTTAAAGATTGGATTGAAAGTATCAAAGAGTTTGCTTCGGCATACACTTCGCAAGATTGGGCAGAATCACTGTTTGTTTCTTCACCACAAGAAATTGCAGACGCTATCGCAACACTTCTTGATGAAGCACAACAACTTGCTCTTACACAAGTTGCCGATTCTGCCCCATTTTTCAATGCAATTAAGGCGTTAGGCGAACAGATTATTGGAGTAGCAGAAGATCGTGATAGAGTTTCAGCACGACTAGATGAAGCAAACGAAAACCTAGCCAATTCTATCTCTGCTAGAGATTCATTAAAGCAGGGTGTTGCTGACAATATTCGTAGCATGGCTCAACTCAACATTAACGACTTCACTACGCCAGATGTTATTAAGTCAAAACTTGCTAATGCTATTGATGCGGCTAAAAAGTTCAAGGGTGTGCTTGAGCGATTGCAAAATGCTGGATTCCCACCGTTCTTAATTCAGCAAGTGATCGCTGGCGGTCCTATTGATGGTACTAATTTTGGCGAGATGCTTTTGAAATCTAGCCCTGATGATATTGCTACTTACAAAAACTTGGGTTCACAACTTGAAGAGTCAGCACAAAGCGCTGGTTCTATCGCTGGCGACATTATGTTTGGTGGAGACATTAAATTCTTCCAAGATCAGGTAAACATTCTTGTTCCTGCATTGAACGACTTGAACACAACTCTTGCCAATTTGATCTACCAACTTCAGCAAAATGTTGCTGGTGGTGCTGGTGCTGTTGGCGTAACTGCTACTGCTCCTGTTCAAATTACTATTAATGCTGGTGTTGGTGCAAACGGTCCAGAATTGGGTCAGTTGGTTGTCACTGCATTGCAGGATTATCAGCGTAGAGTTGGTGCAATCCCTATTCGTACAACGGCAACGGTGCGATAATGCCTCTTACAACCACTTGGTCTTTTAAGTTCGGAAATGTAAGTTCAACTACAGACTTAACTTCCCGTGTCTTAAAAATTGACATAAACCAGCGAGCACCAGTTGGTCAATTCGGTGTAGGTTCAGCAACTATTACACTTCAGAATAACGACGGTGCTTTTACACCTAGAGGTGGTGGCACTTATTCAACAACTGACTGGTTCACCAAAGCAGTTTTTATTGACGCTACTATCCCCACAAACTTTGCTACCTCAGGAGTATTTGCAACAGGAACAGCAGGTGTTTTTCACGGATTCATAACTAACTTCACCTTAGAAGACAACGGTTTGACCTCTACTGTTACATTTACTTGTCAAGACGCTATGTCGTGTTTTGCAAAAAACTTTGTCTCTTCTTTTACCACAGCGTCTTCAA